TTAATGGCATTGCATACTTCTTTCAGACAGGACACGATCCTCTGATTTATGACCCCGCCATAAGTACAACTACTTATCGCAGAGTCTCAGAGAAGTCTGGTTATGTTGCGACTGTTCCTCAGGCTAATATTGCTATATCAGCATTTGGTCGCTTGTGGGTAGCCAATACAGCAACAGATAAAGTAACTATTACCTTCTCTGATCTGATTGCAGGTCATGTATGGGGTGGTGGCACTTCTGGATCATTAGATGTATCCCGTGTGTGGCCTAATGGTGCTGATGAAGTAATGGGTTTGGCAGCTCACAATGATTTCTTGTTTATCTTTGGTAAACGACAGATTCTTGTTTACTCTAATGCTTCTACCCCCGCATCCTTAGTTCTGAGCGACACAATTGGCTCAATTGGATGTATTGCAAGAGATACCATTCAAAGTGTTGGCTCTGATGTGATTTTCTTGTCAGATTCAGGTGTTCGTTCATTGATGAGGACAATTCAAGAGAAGTCTGCACCTTTGAGAGACCTATCTAAGAATGTTCGTTTTGACCTAAATTCATCCTTAGCGGGTGAAACATTGGCTAATCTGAAGTCTGTTTACTCAGAAAAAGAAGCCTTTTATCTGCTAGTTTTACCTGCTACTTTTCAAGTTTATTGCTTTGATACCAAGCAAACCTTGCAAGATGGCTCATCTAGGGTCACTAAGTGGGACTCTATTGCTCCTACTTCTTTACGATCTTTGCGTAATGGCGACTTGTATATTGGCAAGAATGGATACATTGGTAAGTATGGAACTTATCTTGATGACACATCAACATATCGTTTTTTGTACTACACAAACAATGCTGACTTAGGAAACCCAAATCAGATTTCTATTTTGAAGTCTGTTTCTGCCATTGTGATTGGTGGATCAAATCAGTTTCTTACGATCAAGTGGGGATTTGACTATTCTGGTGCTTATCAATCAGAGAATGTCTATATTCCTACTCAAGTTAGTTATGAGTATGGCATTGCTGAATACAACATTGCTGAATACACAAGTGGCGTTCCAATTAAGACTTTGACTGCCAATGCCTCTGGTGCGGGAAAGATTGTTCAAACAGGTTATGAAACAACGATTAACGGGGTTTCTTTTTCTCTACAAAAGATTGAAATTCAAGCCAAAGATGGCAAAATAGCCTAAGAGGTAAAACATGAGTAATTACACCAAATCAACGAATTTTGCTACTAAAGATAATCTATCGCCTGGCAATCCTTTAAAGATTGTCAAAGGTACTGAGATTGATACTGAATTTAACAACATTGCCACTGCTGTTGCGACTAAAACAGATAATGCTTCTGCCGCAATTACTGGCGGTACTATTGTTGGTATTACAGATTTAGCAGTTGCTGATGGCGGTACAGGTGCTTCTACTGCTACTGCTGCCCTGAACAACCTTTTGCCTACTCAAACAGGTAACGCAAACAAGTATCTCCAGACTGATGGCACAAACGCCACATGGGATGCAGTAAGCCTTTCTACTTCTGACATTACTGGCACTCTGCCCGTTGCTAATGGTGGTACTGGTGTAACTTCATCTACAGGTACAGGCTCTGTAGTGTTGTCAAACTCGCCAACACTGGTGACTCCCGCATTGGGAACTCCTGCTTCTGGTGTGGCTACAAACTTAACTGGTTTGCCCTTGACTACTGGTGTGACAGGTACTTTGCCAGTTGCTAATGGTGGCACAGGAATTACATCTTTGGGAAGTGGTGTAGCTACTTTCTTGGGCACTCCTAGTTCTGCTAACTTGGCTTCTGCCGTTACTGACGAAACAGGATCAGGTGCTTTGGTGTTTGCCAATAGCCCAACATTGGTCACTCCTGCCCTTGGAACACCCGCTAGTGGCGTTTTAACGAATGCTACTGGCTTGCCTATCAGTACAGGCGTTTCAGGTCTTGGAACAGGCGTAGCAACCTTTCTAGCGACTCCCTCAAGTGCAAACCTAATCTCTGCCGTAACAGATGAAACAGGAACAGGATCATTGGTCTTTGCAACAAGTCCTACACTGGTAACACCCGCTTTAGGCACTCCTTCAGCTTTGGTAGGAACTAACATTACAGGTACTGCCTCTGGTTTGACAGCAGGTAATGTCACGACTAACGCTAACTTAACTGGTGCGGTCACTTCTGTTGGCAATGCAACATCTTTGGGTTCATTTAGCTCCTCCAATCTTGCAGGTGCTTTAACAGATGAAACAGGTTCAGGTTCAGCAGTATTCGCTACTTCACCTACTTTGGTAACTCCTATTCTTGGAACACCTACTAGTGCCACTTTAACAAACGCTACAGGTCTTCCAATTTCCACAGGCGTATCTGGTCTAGGTACTGGTGTGGCTACGGCTTTGGCTGTGAATGTTGGTTCTTCTGGCGCACCTTTAGTCAATGGTGGTGTTCTTGGAACTCCATCTAGCGGTACTGCTACAAACCTTACAGGCTTGCCTATCTCAACTGGTGTGTCAGGTTTGGGAACAGGTGTAGCGACTGCTCTGGCTGTCAATACAGGCTCTAGCGGTGCTGTTGTTGTTAATGGTGGTGCTTTGGGTACTCCTTCTGGTGGTACTGCAACTAACCTTACTGGACTTCCTTTGTCCACAGGTGTAACAGGAACACTACCAGTAGCCAACGGAGGCACAGGTCAAACATCTTACACAGATGGTCAACTGCTTATTGGTAACTCAACAGGTAATACGCTTACTAAAGCAACCTTGACTGCTGGAACAAACGTCACGATTACTAATGGTAATGGTGCTATTACGATTGCAGCATCTGGTGGTAGTACATCTCCTGGTGGTTCAACCACTCAAGTTCAATACAACAATGCAGGTGCATTTGCGGGTTCTTCAAACTTTATATTTGATGGCACTAATGTAGGTATTGGTACTACAACGCCTGACACTTTGCTTCATGTTTATAGAGCATCTGGAAAAGTTGCCACATTTGGAAACAACGTCAACAATAGTGGTAATTATGTTGTTGTTGCAGGGACAGTCGCTAATAAAAACTGGGTTCTCTCAAATAACATGATTGCTGGAGGTGAGTTTGGTATTGGCCTAACAAGTGCTGCAGGCGGTACAACAATTGGGTCGTCACATAGTTTTAGTATTCTGCAAAACGAAACAATTAAGACTGTATCAACAATTTCTGTAGGCAATGCAACCCCATCAACAAGCGGTGCAGGTATCACCTTCCCCGCAACTCAATCAGCATCATCAAATGCTAATACGCTAGATGACTATGAAGAAGGTACTTGGACACCTGCTTGGGCATTTTCAACAAGTGGTAGCGCAGTAGTTACTGTTTCAGCCGCGACTTACACAAAGGTCGGAAGGCTTGTAACGGCTACAGCCTACTTTTTTACAACTTCAATCAGCTCTCCATCCGGTGACGCAACAGTAACTGGGCTGCCTTTTACATCAAGTAGTGCTACCCGTGCTGGAGTTGCAATAGGTTTTGCTCAAAGATTTCCAACGTCACTAACTCTTAGGGCGTATGTGGAAGCCAGCTCAACATCTATTATTTTAACAAAAAGCGCAACAACTGAGGACCCAACAGCTCTTGCTGGTAGCGATTTCAGTTCGGGTGGTCAGCATAATCTTTTACGCATAACAGTTAGTTACGAAGTTTAATTAACTAAGTTGGATTACTTAGTCGGACACTTAACCAAAGGAAAATTATGTCACTTACAAAACAAACAGTCGTTGACCAAATTACAGTAACCGAGAACGGAATCGTTCTATATCGTGAGGCTACACGCATCATGGAAGATGGCAATCAACTAAGCCAAACCTACCATCGTTCAAGCCTCACACCCGCACAAGATTTAACAGGAGTTCCTGCTAATGTTGTTGCTATCTGCAATACGGCTTGGACTGCTGAAGTAATTGCGGCTTATCAAGCGGCACAGGCTGCGGCTGAAGCGGCACGAAATACTGTTGCTTAAAGCAAGTTCTGAAAGAATTGGAGTAAATAATCATGGCAGTAACTAGCGCACAAATTGTAGATTTCTTGCTTGCTAATCCAGGCTTGAGTGATGCCGAGATTGTTTCTTCAATGGAGACTTATGGGGTATCTCCTGCTCAAATGGCTGCGGCTGTTGGGTTGGATGAAGGTGCGGTTGCGGCTCGTGCTGCGGCTACTATTCCTGAAGGACAAGCAAAGCTACTTGGCGACACATGGGTACAACCTGTATATCAAATCATTGGCTCTGGTGAAGATCGTCAAGTTGGTGGGATTGAGAATGTTCTTACCTACAAGACTACTGGTGGAATTAACGATGCAGTAGCAACAGGTACTGATATTCAGTATTACTCGCCTACTGGTGAATACCAACAAACAACACAGACTCAACCAGTTGCAGGTTCATTCTTAGAAGGATTGGGAGAAGCTCTTACAGACCCTGTAGTTTTAGCTGCTTTAGCAGGTGGTTATGGTGCTGGATTGTTTGGTGGCGCAGGAGCGTTAGGTGGCGCAGCGACTCTTGGAGCTACTGGTTTAACTGCCACTGAATTAGCTGCACTTGATTTAGCACTTGGTGGTGCGGGTGGTACTGCGGGTGCTGCAAGTCTTGCGGGCGCATTGACCACTGGTGCAGCTACTGGTTTAGGAACAGGATTGGTAGTTGATGGCGCAGCGGGTTTGGGTACAGGTTTAGGAACAGGAACGGGATTAGTAGTTGATGGTGCGGCTGGTCTTGGTGGCGGTACAGGATTGACTGTAGCGGGCGCAGGTGGCCTTGGTGGTGCTACAGGTGTAGCAGGGCTTGAGGGTGCTTTGGGTACAGGTCTAGGTACTGGCGTTGGAACTGGTTTGGGTACTGGAACAGGTACTGGACTTATTGCAGGTACAGGCTTAACAGGTACTGGTGTACTACTTGATTCAGCTCTTGGTACAGGTTTGCTAGGAACTGGTACAGGCGCACTGACAGGAACTGGAATTCTTACTGGCTCTGGTCTTGGAACTACTTTATTAGGTACAGGAACAGGAACAGGTGTTACTGGTGCTTTAACAACTGGTGTAGGTACAGGATTGGCTACAGGATTAGGAACGGGCGCACTGACCACAGGTGTTGGAACAGGACTTGGTACTGGCCTTGCAACTGTTGGTACAGGTGTAGGTACGGGTCTAGGAACGGGCGTTGGTACTGGTCTAGGAACAGGTTTGGGAACAGGCTTAACGGCTGCTGCTACAAGTGGTTTAACTGCCGCACAAATCGGTGCTTTGTTATCTGGATTATTGACTACTGGTGGTGGACTTGCCCAACAACAAACTTCAGCAGAAGCCGCTAGATTGGCTCAAGCTAGGATTGATGCCGAGACTGCCGCTGCTAAACAAGCCGCAGCATTTCGTCCAGTTGGAATGACTACTCGCTTTGGAACTTCGCAATTCCAAATTGATCCTAGAACGGGACAGTTGACAAGCGCAGGTTACACATTAAGTCCCGAAGCCAAAGCCCAACAAGATAGACTTATTGCTTTGTCAAACGCAGGTTTAACGCAAGCAGAAGGCGCACAAGCACAATTTGCACCTCTACAAACTGGCGCACAAAGTCTGTTTGGCTTAGGTCAAGGCTTCTTAAATGCTCAAAATGATCCTCGTTTGGCACAGATTGCTTCTCAGTATTTAGCACAATCTCCAGAGAGTCAGCGTTTAACAGCACTTGGTGGTGATTATTTAACTCAATCTCCTGAGAGTAAACTTTTAACTGCGCTTGGCAGTCAATACATTGCTCAATCTCCACAAGAAGTAGCCCAAAACTACTTGAATCAGCAAATGGCTTTGTTGCAACCAGGCAGAGAGCTAGAGTTGGCTAATCTGCAAAACAAACTGCAACAACAAGGTCGTGGTGGTTTGTCAGTGGCTCAAGGCGGTACTTTAGGTGCTACTACTCCTGAGTTACAGGCTTTGTATAACGCTCGTGCTACTCAAGAGGCTCAATTGGCTGCTAATGCCCAACTAGCGGGTCAACAACAAGTTCAGTTTGGTGCTGGCTTAGTTGGTACTGGTCAGCAACTTGGAATTCAAGGTCAACAGTTTGGTGCTAATTTGATTGGTACTGGACAACAACTTGGCATTCAAGGTCAGCAGTTTGGCATGGATACTTTGGCTAGACAACAAGCTCTTGAGCAACAAAGAATTGGCTTTGGCTCTGGATTGTTTTCCCAAGGTGCGGGACTACAGAATCAGTACTATGCTGGTCAACAAGCCGCTTATGCGCCTTATACGACTGCTATGGGACAAGTACAGAACTTGGAAACCCTTGCTCAACAACCCTATAACATGAGTTTGGCTCTTGCTCAACAACAAGCACAAGCGGGTGCTAATGTTGGTCAATTAGGACTTCGTGGTGCAGAACAAAGCGTAGCACTGGCGACAGGAAAAGCCGCTACTACTAATCCTTATTCAACATTATTAGGTGGTTTGGGTGCTTCATCTGCTTTCGGCACAGCCCTTGGCGGTTTATTCTTGTAAGGATTTAACATGGCAGAAAATATCGTAGCGGGTTTGTTTGGACTAACCCCACAAATGTATGGTGAGCAACAAAGAGTAAGTGCTTTACAAGAAGGCATTAACCTTGCTCAACTAGACCCTGCTTCCCGTGGTGCAGCAATGACCTATGGCGGTGCTAGAGGTCTTGGTACTGCTATTGGTGGTGCTATGGGTGTAGAAGACCCTCAGTTGAAGATGATTAGTGCTAGAAACACTATCTTTCAACAGATAGATCAATCTAATCCTGAGTCTATGGTGAAAGGCATCAAGATGTTGTCACAAGCGGGAGATCAACAAGGTGCTATGGCTCTTGCAGAATACTATCGCAAGGCTCAAAGCGAGACTGCTTTGGCTCAACAACGTACTGCTGCGGCTAATCGTGAGCGTGTTCAATCAACTCCAGAAAAGATTTTGATTGCCAATCAACTTGCTCAATTAAACACTGAGTTAGATGTCTTAACTCAACAGCCATCATCTCCAGAAAGAGATGCGAAACTAAATCTTACAACTAGAAAACTTGAAGCCCTTGAGCAACAGGTTGAAAAACCAAACAAAACAGTTGTTGTTGGAAATTCTTTAATAGATGCTGTTACTGGTTTTGAGTTATATAAAGGCCCTGATGCTCAGAAGTACTCAGAGTTTGCTAAAACATTGATTGATGCGGGTCTGAAACCAGGCACTGAACCTTTCCAAAAACGTATGCTTGAATACGCAACTAAAAAAGTTGAGGGAGCTGGTAAAGGCACTGGTAACGTCACTATTGGTGGTATCAATGTTGATACAGGTGAAGCGGCTAAAAAGGCTGGTGCAATTATCGGCACAAATGTAGCAAATATTGAAAATCAATTTTCTTTGCAAACCGCCTATACAGATGCTCTTTCCTTGTTAGATCAGGGAATCTATGGTGGAGCTATTGGCCCTGAAAGACAATTCATAGCCAAATATACTGGTATTGGTAGCCCACAAAAAGTACAAAATACTGAAGTATTTATGGCTAACATTGGTGAGATTGTTATTCCTCGTTTGGTACAGTTTGGTGGTAATGACTCTAATGAAGAACTTAAATACTTGCAAAACGTTGTTGCTGGCAATCAAAGACTTGAACCTGAGTCAATGAAGCGTATTTTAAAGAGCGCAGAAAAGAAAGTTCAAAACAACATCAAGCGTTTGGCTTTACAAACACAATCGGCTAAAGGTGGTACTGAGCTACCAATTAGCCCTGTTGTTACACCAACACAAACGCCAACAAAACGTTTGAACCCGCAAACTGGAAAAATTGAGAACATAAAAGGGGATTGATATGGCTATCTATGTTCAAGTAGGAAAAGATGTAGTTGAGTTTCCAGATGGGATGTCTGATGCTGAAATAGAACAAGCTATTGCTGGCAATGCTCCTCAAGCAAAAGCACCTTCATCTGGTTTTATGATGGGCTTAAAAGACCCTATCACCGCTGGCGCACAGATGATTCCTCGTGCTTTAGGTGCAGTAGCCAGTTTGGGCGGCACTAAGCCTAATGCTCTGAGCGATTTGCTTTACAGAGAAGCAAAACGTGTAGATGAAATGGCTAAATCTGAAGAGCAAGGCTATCAAGCACAACGTGCAAAAGCAGGCGAATCTGGCTTTGATGTAGCCCGTTTGGGCGGCAATATTCTCAATCCCGCTAGTCTTGTGCCTGCGGCTCGTGTGGCTCAATTGGCTAGGGCTAAAGGCTTGTCTAATGTTGGTCAAGCAGTGGCTGGTGGTGCTGTAGGCGGTGCTATGCAACCAGTAGTCGGAGAAGGTGAATTTGGTGAGCAAAAGGCAGAACAAGTTGTTTTAGGCGGCGTTACTGGCCCTGTTGGTGAAAAGGTTGTTGCGGGTGCGGGACGAGTTCTCAATCCATTGGTCTCCAAAGCAGAGAAAACCATGCGTGATCTCGGAATTACTCCTACTACTGGTCAAACACTTGGTGGTCAATTTAAGACTATCGAAGAGTTTGCACAGAACTTACCTTTGATTGGTTCAAGCATTGAAAATGCTAGACAACGAGTTTTGTTTGATTTCAACAAAGGCATAATCAATAAGGCTTTACAAAAGGTTGATGACAAATTACCTGCTGAAGTGGTTGGTCGTGATGCCATTGCTTACGCTTCGGATGAAGTTTCTAAGAAGTACGATGATGTTTTATCAAAGATGTCGTTTGACTTGGACTTTGCAACAACAAGCAATATTCTTGGTTCTTTAAGTAAGGCTAAGAGTTTGTCTCCAGATCAAAGACAGCAGGTTAGCGAAACTTTAAATGACATTGTTTTTGGAAAGTTTGCTGGTCAAAAAATAGATGGTCAAACCTACAAAGGTATTGAGTCTGATTTACGCAAGAAAGCAAGTAACTATGCAAATAGTGCAACCGCATCTGAGCGTGAAGTTGGAGAGGCTTTAACCGATGTTCTCGGGGTTCTCAAGAAAGAATTGTATTTTCAGAATCCAAAGCAAACATCCAAGTTACGCAGAATAGATAGTGCTTACAGTGATTTGTCTGTCATCAATGTGGCTGCGGCTAACTCTGGTGCAGATAATGGTGTTTTTACGCCAAAACAGTTTTCTACTGCTGTTCGTCAGCAAGATCAAACCAGACGCAAAACATCGTTTGCAAAAGGTCGTGCTAAAGGACAAGAAGTATCCGATGCGGCAGTGCAAGTGCTTGGTGACACTGCTAGATCAACCCTAGAGGGTCGTATTGCGGCTTCTACTGTTGGTGGATTGGGTTTGTTATCTCAACCACAAGTTGGAATTCCTTTGGCACTTACTGTTCCTCCTGCATACAGCCAAGGTGGACAATCATTTATTGATGCGTTGTTGCGTAACCGACCAGAATTATTGCAACGTGTAGGCGGTATGCTTTCTCAGCAATCTGCGCCTCTTGGTGGTGTTGTTGCACCTAGTGCTGTTGGACAGTACAACCTTTCTGAAAGAAGGTAATGAAAGATGGGCTGTTTGCTATCTCAGTAGCAGTCCTGATTCTCTGTTTTGTAATCTTTTGTAGTTATATTATTGTTTGGGCATTTCCGTGATCGCCTTTCTCTTGGCGGCAACCATAGAGTACCGATGTATTAAGTGGACTTGGACTGGTGATGTTTACAACCGAAGAGTTGTTTGCATAAAGTGGGAGAGAAAGAAATGATCGATCCGATGAGCGCACTAGCGGGGATTCAATCCGCTATTTCGATGGTTAAGAAGGCGAGTAAGGTCGCCAATGATTTAGGCTCACTTGCCCCGATGATTGGCAAGATGTTCGATGCTAAGAGTGTTGCTACTAAGGCAATGCTTCAGGCTAAGAGGGACAAAAAAGGCTCAAACATGGGGATTGCTCTCCAGATTGAGATGGCACTAGAGCAAACCAGAGCCTTTGAAGAAGAGTTAAAGATGCTCTTTATGCAAACAGGCAAGATTGACGTTTGGAACAAGATTAAAGAGCGTCAGAATGAGATGGATAGGGATGATGCCAAAGAGATCGCTGCACTAAAGTACGCAGAGAAGAAAGCCAAAGAGAAAGAACAAGAACAACTAGAGATTGGTTTAGCACTAGGAGGATTATTCCTTCTTGGTTTCTTAGTCTTTGTTGGTATTTATGAGCTGATGGAATTCTGTGAGACTACCAGAAGGTGTGGTAGGTGAATGAGTATCAGAAGACCTTTGATTTAGCACTCAAGATATTCATTTATGGATGTGTTGCGCTTTATTTTCTTGGTTTTCTGAAGTTCTTGCCTGACGATTTGTCGGACAAAATTGTTAATCTCCTACTCGGAAGGATCGGTTTAGGTAAATGAGATATTTATTGCTTATTTTGCTTTTAACTGGCTGTGACGAAAAGTACCGATATTTTTGCCAGAACCCAGATAACTTTCATGCCGAACCTTGTCAAAAACCCAGATGCCAATTTACTCAGACTTGCCCTGAATATTTAGTAGCACCAATTTTGGAGAAAAAGATTGACGAAGTCAAACCTAACAACTGAAGAGATAGAAGTAAGAATTTGGGGGTTTGTCGTGGTTGCAGTCACGCTTATTCTCATGTTTATTGTTGGTGCTTTGCTTTACTCTGTGACTTTTGTCACTCAGCCAATCAAAAGCATGGCCCCGATTGACCAAGCCTATACCAAGATGCTGAACGATATTGTTCTGCTAATCGTGGGTGGCATCGGTGGAGTTATTGGTAAGCGAGCTATGTCTAGTGCTTCCAAGGCTTTTAATCCTCCAACGCAACCAATGTGTCAGCCAATGGGTTATGGAGGCTCTCAGGGCGGTTTTAATTCGTCCTATGCCCCTCCGCAATCTGCGTATGGTTTGCCTTCTCAACCTTTTGGTGCTATGCCTGTTTGGACTAATCCTGAGTTGGATGAAAGTTGGACACCTGGCCCTCCTCCAACTACACCTCCTAACCACTTAGAAGATGACCATGAGCGTGAGCAATTAGCACAAGCTAGAAAAGAGGCTGAATAATGTTACCTATACCTCTCCCGTGGCTTATTGTGGGTGTTTTGATATCTCTCTTTGGTACATACCGAGTGGGACACCACTATGGGTGGTTAGAGCGTGATGGCGACATGAAGATAGCCATTGCCAAAAAGAATGATGAAGCTCGTCTAATCGAGCAAAACATGGGTGAGAAACTTAATCAACAATCTTTGAAACTACAGGAAGCCAATGATGCCATCAACAAAAAAACTACTGCCCTTGCTGTTGCCAATCGTGCTGGCAAGTTGCGCCTCTGCCCCCCAAGTAACGTACAAACCCCCACAAATACCTCCTTTGCCAGCGCAAATACAGAAGCAACCCGTGAACCTGACAGACAGGCTAATGAACCTTCTGATGCCGAAAGAGCAACAATTGATGCCATCGCAGAAATAGTCGCTCAAGGAGATAGAAATACTGTTGCTTTGAACGCTTGTGTGGATTCGTACAATCAGATGAGAGATTTACTAAATGTCAGTAAATAAAGAACAACTCCGACAACTTCATATTGGTGAGCAATGGGTAGATGCCCTGAATGCCACTTTTGAACGCTTTGACATTATGAATCCACTTAGAAAAGCGGCCTTCATTGGTCAATGTGGGCATGAATGTGGGAACTTCAGAATCCTTGAAGAGAATTTAAACTATCGTGCAGAGGCTTTGCAGAAGTTATGGCCTAAAAGGTTTGATGCTGCCAAGGCACAGGCTTGCGCCCGTAATCCTAAGTTGATTGCCAATACTGTTTACTCTAATCGTATGGGCAACAGAGATGAAGCCTCTGGTGATGGGTATCGTTTTCGAGGACGAGGATGTATTCAATTGACAGGCCATGCAAACTATTACCATGCAGGTCAGGCTCTAGGGGTAGATTTTGTGATGCAACCTGAGTTGGTAGCGACTCCAATGTATGCGGCTCTCACAGCGGGGTGGTTTTGGGACACTCAAAAACTCAATCAATACGCTGATAACAAAGATTACAAAACTTTAACAAAGAAGATAAATGGCGGGTTTATAGGGCTAGAAGACCGCATAAAGCACATAGATCACGCCTTACTTGTGTTGGCATCTTAAATTAAATTGTCATAAATCCTGTATAAGGTGTTGAAATGCCTAACATTCCTACACCAGAGGACGCAAAACTGTTTGCACAAAGTGTCAGAAAGTGGCAACAAGTGTTGAGTCTTGGGGATTGGAGAATAGAAAAGGGAAGTAAACCTGCCAAGCAAGCAATGGCTTCTGTTGAGTTTACGCCTAACGCTAGATTGGCTGTGTATCGCATAGGAGACTTTGGGGCTGAAAAGATAACTCCAGAGAGCTTAGATAGGACTGCTTTGCATGAGTTGTTGCATATCTTTCTGCACGATCTGATGGTTGTTGCCCAAGACCCAAAGTCCTCTGATGACGATAGGGAAATGCAGGAGCACCGCATAATCAATTTGCTAGAAAATTTACTTTCTAAGGATTCAAATGGCGGCTGTTAATCATAGTGAGGCTTGTTCCGATGAGGAGTTTATTGCTCTTTGGGACAAACACCAGTCTGCTGAAAAACTAGCAAGAATACTTGGTGTCAATATAAGAAATATCCATTCAAGAAGACGCAACATGGAGAAGTTTCATAACATCAAGTTAAATGCTTTTGACCATAGAGGTGCTTTGTATGATGCTAGGAAACAGTCGTTTTCTCCATTAAAACAGATTGACCTTGGCATACTGGATGGGACTGTGATTGTGTTCTCAGATGCCCACTTCATTGGACAACGAACAACAGCGTTTAAAGGGCTTCTATGGGCCATACAAGAGTTCAAACCCAAGGCGGTGATATGTAACGGGGATGCGTTTGATGGAGCGTCTATATCGAGGCACGATGTAACTGAACAACCTCAGACTTCTGTTATTCAAGAGCTAAAAGCTACGCAAGCTGCGTTGGATGAAATAGAGGAAACCGCCAAAGAAGCTCGTCACAATGTAAAGCTAGTGTTTACATGGGGCAATCACGATATTCGTTTTGGTAACAGATTAGCGCAACACGCACCACAATTTAAAGAAGTGTTTGGCTTCAAGCTGACAGACCATATCCCAAATTGGGACTTCTGTTGGGCAGTATGGCCTACTTCTCAAGTGATTGTTAAGCACCGATATAAGAATGGTGTTCACGCTGCCCACAACAACACTGTCAATGCGGGTGTGTCCATCATCACAGGGCATCTACATTCTTTAAAAGTAACACCTTTTTCTGACTACAACGGGAATCGTTTTGGTGTTGATACGGGTACTTTGGCTGAACCAGACGGCCCACAGTTTACTTATGCTGAACTTAATCCCTCTAACCACAGATCGGGCTTTGCAGTGTTAAACTTCTTCAATGGTCAGCTTTTATGGCCTGAACTCGTCCATCGTTTTAGTGAAGACCATNTNGANTTCAGGGGCGAGGTAATTGATGTAGGTGCATTTTGAGTGCCTGGCTAATCATTCTGACGGGGGCAATCTATGCCTATATTGCTGGTGAACAGCTCTATAAAGAAAACCCCTACATGGCTATCGTGTAC